TCTTTTGGAAGGGTATAAGTGTTTTGATCTACAATTGTTGGCATAAAAAAATAACTTTCTTCTGTGCTATTTTCAGTACGTTGCCTATATCTTGATAAAGCCTTGTCTAAAGCAGTTTCATAATGTACAGGATCAAGCTCTACATCTACCATTCCTCCACCTAACATGTTGTGAATGTAATCGTAAACTTCTTGTCTTAATGTAGCTAATTCAGTCATATTTTTATGTCTCCTATAGTATTTATCGACTCGATAAATACTATATGCCTAGAATATCTTTATATAAACCCAGTAAAGGGAATGATTACAATTTTATAGATGCACGAATATTTGAAATGTTTACTGTTGGAGGAACAGATGTAAATATCCACAAATATTTAGGACCAAAAAATCCAACTGAGGAAGATGCAACTGCAGACATTCCTCACTATGATGCTATAACTGAAACAAACATACAAGATTTGCTATTTTTAGAAAATAGAGATAGGAAATACGATCCGGATGTCTATACAATTAGAGGAATTTATAGCGTTCAAGATATTGATTTTAATTTAAGTCAATTTGGATTATTTTTGAATAACGACACTCTTTTTATGACTATTCATATTAATAGTTCGGTAAAAACAATAGGTCGCAAAATAATGAGCGGAGATGTTATTGAATTACCACACATGAAGGATGAATACGCTGCAAATGATTTTCATGTTGCACTCAAGAGTTATTATGTTGTTGAAGAAGTAAGTAGAGCAGCAGAAGGATACAGTCCAACATGGTATCCTCATTTGTATAGATTAAAATGCAAGCAGATAGTAGATAGTCAAGAATTTAAAGAAATTCTTGATCTACCAATGGACGAAGAAGTTCCTGCTGCAGGTAGTCTACGAGACTTATTATCAACATATGAAAAAGACATGCAAGTTAATAATGCAGTGATTGCACAAGCAGAAGCTGATGCAAAGAAAAGTGGTTACGAAACTGGACATTATTTTACATTGCAAACAAATGACGAAGGTAGGGTAGAGTTAGTTACAGCTGATTTAACAGACTTAGATGCGAGCGTGGCAAATGAATTAGCAGATAGAGTTATGCAAACTCCAGAAAGGACAGGATATACAGGGTACTTACTTGGTGATGGAATAGCCCCTAATGGCGAAATTTTTGGTCATGGTACTCTTTTTCCTGAAGGTAGTGTAAAAGGAGATTATTTTTTAAGGACAGATATGATTCCAAATAGATTATTTAGATATGACGGAAGACGCTGGATTAAGATGGAAGATAATGTTCGTATGACAATGACTCAAACTAATGATAGAAGTACGCAAAAAGGTACGTTTATTAACAATACAAATATTACAACTGTCGCTGGTGAGTCTGTGCCTGAAAGACAGAGTGTAAGTAAAGCTCTTAAGGCTAAAACCGATAATGTGTAAGGTGAATAATGCAACATTTTTATGATGGTCAAATCAGAAGATACATAACTCAAATTGTCAGAATGTTGAGTAATTTTAGTCATAAAGATATTGAAGGAAATATTAAAACTATTCCTGTTGTGTATGGAGATTTAGCTCGGCAAGTTGGATCTATACTAAAAGATAATTCAGAATTAAAATTAATAGGAGCACCAAAGATTTCAGTATACATAACTGGGTTAGAATTAGATAGGTCTAGATTATCTGACAGTAGTTTTGTAAGTAAGGTTAATATTAGAGAGCGGGCATATGATGCTAACAACGAAGAATATCTAAACATGCAAGGTAAAAATTATACAGTTGAAAGATTAATGCCAACTCCATATAATTTATCAGTTAATGCAGATATTTGGTCAACAAATACAGATCAAAAATTACAAATTTTAGAACAAATTCTTATGTTGTTTAATCCAAGTTTAGAAATACAAACAACAGATAATTTTGTAGATTGGACTAGTTTAAGTGTAGTAAATTTAGAAAATATAACTTTTAGTAGTAGAAGTATAGGAACAAGTACAGAAAGTGAAATAGATATTGCAACCTTAGGTTTTAGTACGCCTATATACATTTCAGCTCCTGCTAAAGTTAAAAAACTTGGTATTATACATACAATCATAACAAGTATTTTTAATGAGTCTTATGGCAATGTGGATCTACAACAAACTATGCCAGAATTATTAGCATATGCCGACAGTAGGTACAAATCTGATGCAAAACATTTGCCTACAACTAATGATAATGAAACATCGCAAAATGAATTTGGAGATTTAATTGCAAGTCGACCCGATACCGATGCTGTTATTGCAACCACTTATAAAGATTATGATTTACTAGTAATTAATAATACATTAAAATTAATACCAAATACTGCTTCGGCTAAAATAGTTACATGGAAAGAATACTTAAACGCATATCCAGACATATTTAATCCTGGTCTTTCAGAAATACATTTATATAGAAATGATTTAGATAGTGATATTGTTGGAAATTTATCTTTTAACCCATTAGATGATTTTATAATGAGTGTTAATTGGGATATTGATACACTGCCAAGTGATACAATTTTTATTGGTCCAACCGGTAGTAAAACAAAAATAGATTATATTATTGATCCGTTAAAAACAAATCCTAGTAATTTAAAATCAACTGGTTTGCGACTTTTATTATTAAATGAAAATATAGGTTCTTTAAATAATTCAGATGGTGCAGATGCATGGAAAAATAACAATGGTAGTGATTTTACAGCAGAAGCCAATGATATTATTGAGTGGGATGGTAATAATTGGACAATTGTTTTTGATGCAAGCACTAATGGAACTGATATTGTTTACACAACAAATCTAAACACAGGCATACAATATAAATTTATTAACGGAGAGTGGATTTTAAGTTTTGAAGGAGAATATCCACATGGAGCATGGCGTATAAATTTTTAAGATAACTATTTACATGAAAGAAATAGTTTGCAGTGGCGCTTTGTTTTATTCTTTAGATTACAAAAGATTCTTATTTTTACACAGAGCAAAAGGTAAGTATTCTAATTTTTGGGGATTAGTTGGTGGAACAAATGAAAAATTTGAAACACCGACTAATGGGCTTTTTAGAGAAGTTCAAGAAGAAGTAGGTGAAATTAATATAAAAAAAATTATACCTTTAGAAACTTTTGTTAGTAAAGATGACCATTTTTTATTCCACACTTATCTTTGTTTAGTAGAAAAAGAATTTTCTCCTATATTAAATTGTGAACACAATGGGTATGCTTGGGTATCATTAGGAAAATGGCCAAGGCCCTTACATCATGGACTAAAAAATACATTAAACAATAAAATTAATCAAATAAAAATTGAAACAATTCTCAAATACATAAATGAGTTAGAATAAAGGTAATATGTCAAATGAAAATGTAAAAGAAACTGATTATGGATACTTTTTGCATTGGGCAAATTTTGATAATTATTCAGCAAAGATTCATGTTTTTTCAAGACAAAAAGCAAAAACTAAATTAATTTTCCATAAAGATACTGATAAAAGTTTTTTTATCAATTCAGGAAATTTTTTGTTGCAAATAATTGATACTACATCAGGCGAACTAAAATCTCAAGAATTACAAGACGGAAACACATTTACAATACCTAAATTAGTCCCATATCAGATTACTTGTTTGCAGGAGGGCGGAAGTTTAGCAGAAGTTTCTTCAGGAGAAACTGAAAAAGATAATTTTATAATTACAAATTAATATGAAAATATATTGGGGAGATAACGAATCTTTTAATAATAATGCTAAGTGTGTAATAGGATTAGAAAGAGATGGTGTAATAAATGAATGTAACGGCTGGATCCGCCATCCCAAGGATTTTAAAAGTATACCAAAAAGTTTAGAGGCCATAACAAAATTAAAGCAAAAAGGATTTCCTATTGTAATCCTTTCGAATCAAGGAGGCATTGAGAAAGGACTATTAACTATTGACGACGTAGAAGCAGTTAATAGTTACATGCTTTCATTATTAGGACAATATGGTTGTCCATCAATTGATGCATTATATTATAGTGCAAGTGCTAAAAAAAATGATTATTATGCCAAACCAAATATTGGAATGTTTAAAAGATGTGAAACAGAGCATCCTTATATCTCTTTTAAAAATAGCTTTTATATTGGTACAAAGCTAGAGGATATAAAAGCCGCATTAAAGATTGGATCTCGCCCAATAATAATAAAAAATGCACAAGGACAAAAAACTATTAATAATTTACAAAGAGGATTGAACAAAAATTTATTGCAAAAAATCTATACCTTTGATAGCTTATATGATTTTGCTAATGCTTTGAATTAAACTATAATACTTGATCCTTTTCCTTCTCTTTTTTTACGCTCTTCGTCGGTTTTCCTCTTAACTTCTTCTGGAAAATATTCTTCTTTTTTAATCGGACCCATAGGTCCAAAATATTCACTTGTTGTCTGTTTTACACTCATACTTTTCTTACCTGCTGTTCTAATTACAGGAGCCGATACTAATTTTTTAAACCCTTTGCTTTCTAAACATTCTGGACACTCATTGGGTTCTTCGTTAATATTTTGTAATGATAAAAAATTAGTAGTGCAATTATTGCATTCAAAATTGTAAATTGGCATAATTTTAAGCTTGTGCTTCTCCCCATCTTAATGTAATGTTACTATTTACTGCAGACCCAGTTACTTTATAAACATTTATGGCTAAAATATCCGGTCCGTTTGGATAGATACCTCTACCACCTAACGGTGTATTCGTAAGTTCTTTTAATTCCTCAAGACCAAGGACTGATCTTTCTCCAGGATTTGCAATAAAAGAAAAAACAGTTTCTCCAGGCTGAGCATAAGATGCAACACCAAATTCAAATGTTACTGTATTGCCTGGCGATATGTTGTTCACTGAAGTATTGTTGAATGATACTTCATAAAATTCAACTTGTCCGTGCTTTAAAAATTGTACATTTGAAACTGCTGTTCCTGCTGGCCAATTACTATCTGTTGTTGATACAGGAGTACCAATTGAAGCACCAGCCGCTTCCCATGAACTTTTAGTAAATAGTAGTTTACTTACTTTACCACTTGGTGCTACATATATAAATTTAAAATCAGTATTTGCATTTGTGTTAGCTTGAGATGATTGATTTCCTAAACTAGAATTATAATAAATATCAACTTCCCCAAAATTTGGAAATTGAATAATATTTGTTACAAAGAATGTTTCTCCTGCATCTGTAAAAACATCATTGTTTTGAGAATATATTATTGATCCTATTAATATAGGATTATTATTAAACTCTGATAACAATAAGGGAAGTGGGCTATATCTATCTCTTTGAATACCATTAAATACAAAACCCGTATCTATACTTGATTCTACAGTTGCTGTAGCTGTTACAGGTGCACCGCCACCCCAATCGATTGCTCCTCCAGCAGCAACTTGTGCAAAGCTTGGCTGTCCTCCTTGTGCTTGATTCGATAAACCAGACCAAGTAATAGCAGAAGGATTTGTTGGATAATTTTGCGGGTTTAATATTCCATCGATAACAATACCTCCTGAGCCAGTATCGCTTGTAATTTCGATTCCTTGCAATAAGAGCTGTGCTCTATTTAAAAGTTCTCTTTCTCCTAAGTCACCAACTAGCGCATTAGAAACACTCGGTGCAAGTCTAATTAAAAATGCTGTTTGAGCAGTAGTTGAAATTGATAGTTGAGAAACAGTATATGAAAAAATGTATCCACGATCTTCGTCAAAGCCACCATCTGTCAAAAATGCACTCCCCCAATGACTAATAAGCGGCGTTATTGTTGTTGATATTAAAATTATTCCCGTGTCTGCTTGATGACTTGCTGCAGGTCCTGCTGTATAGTTTCTTATTGCACCTGCTTGAAAATTAGTTAAGGAAGATCCTCTAATCAATCCTGTTAATTGATTATTTTCTATATCATTACCAGTAAATTGTATAACTTCATTATCTATATATATCACTCCGTTATTAGGAAAAAAGCTACTATCATATAAGGTACATGTTGTTTGGGTAAGATCCATACTATTTTTAAGTTTTCCAGATGGGCCTTCATTTGTCACTTCGTATCTAACCGGTAAATTTCCAGAACGCATAAAAGCTTCAGTGTTAACATTAGAATTTCGCATTCTGTGGGCAAATACAAAATTACCATCTGTTCCTCTTAACATGTAATCAATAAATCCAGCTCCGTACCAACTGTATTGTATTCCAATCATTTGCATTTTTGCAATATCAATATCATATCCGCTAGGTCCTGTTCCATCTAATCTATCTTGATTAAAGTCAGATTGTTTTACTCTTTTTTCAACTATCAAATTTGCTTTTGCACCACTGATATTTACAACACCACGCCAATCAGGGGAAATTGTGCATTCTGTATTGCTATCAACATGAGTAACTACATGAGTCATGCCTTTTAAAATAATTCTATCGCCTGCTTTTAATTGATCTCTAAACTTTGTATTTGTTCCAATCATCAAGTTTGTATTCTGGTCAATTGCAATTGTTCCAGAAATTTGTTTTGTACCAGTACGTTGCACTACATTAATATTTGTTCCATCGTATTCCCAAAATAATCCGTTTTGATCATCGAAAATTCCAGATCTAACAGTTGCTCCATGCCATGAAACAACAGACATTTGAGCATCAAACCCTAATTTAGCTGTTGTTGATCCTAATCTCCTTTGTGATCTTACTGCGAAGGTTCTTTCGTCTATAACTGATACAACAGTGTAATCAAAGACCGGAGGAACTGCAGTTTGTGGACCACTATTGTATCCTGGTGTTTCTATACCTAACAGTCTTATCACGCCACCTTCTTGCACGCCGTGATCGTTGTCATCGGTTACTATAGTTATTAAACTATTAACTTCAATACCATTAGCAGTTACACTTCTTAAATCATAACTTGGCGCAAATAAAGCACCAGTTGTGTACATAATACCTTTACCAGATTGGTATCTAATATATTTTTTACTTTGTCTAATAGCTTGCGCCCCATGTTGCGGACCACCAGTTCCTAATTGTACACCGCCGTCATATGGTCTATGAATAAAAAATGAATCAGGTCGAGGATAAATGTCGCCATTAATAGGATCTTGTGCTTCTATTGTGATTATTACTTCTGTTACTTGATAGCTTATAATTGTAGGTGGTAAATTATTTTGCAACGAGTCTCGTTCGTACCTCTTTGTTCCATCTGGCAAAGTGTAAGAATCTGGATTTGTTAGTCTAACATTATTATATTCAATAGGATTGTCGTAACTGTTTACTTGATAGATGATTTCTTCATTCCAGAATATAGTAATATACGTAACAGGAGAATCATCTATAAATCCATTTGATTCTAACCATTCCCACTCACCTGCATTATATTGTGTTGTAGGGGTCTCAATAGTTTGTATATCTGTGTCAATAAAACCTACTGAACGTGCTTGATATCTTAATAGATTTGTTTCAGGAACGTCTGAAACAAAAAAAGATCCCGATGCTAATAGATGATTATTTACACCATCATCTGAATTTATCCCCACAATAAATGTGTCTCCGGGTACAAGCCCGTGTGCATTTTGGAAGTTAATTTCAAGAGATGCTAACGCTGTAAAATCTATTTCAGTACCTTGCGTAAGATCGCCTGTAGATAATTCAGTTACTCTTACAGTTGATATAAAATTAACTAAAAAACTTGTAGTTGTAGATTCGTATATAAGTTCAAATCTATTTGTTGAATCATCTAAAATTTGCCCATCATAGTCTTCTAAAATTCTTATAATTAAATCATTTGCCGGCGAACTTCCACCTAATAAATTTCCTGTAATAATTAATCTGTCACCAATCCTATAACCTATTCCTCCATTAATAACATTAACACTATAAGTTGGGCCTGATCTAAGAACAGAAAAAATAGAATTACTTCCAGATGGATTATCAATAGTTGGACTAACATTTGTAAATAATCCTATACCTCCTGCTGCTATTCCTTGCGAAACAGATACAGTTGCTAAACTGTAATCGGTATTAACACTTACAACTTGTAATGTTAAATCATTTGTAGGACTTGTTCCAAGTAAATCTGACCCAGAAACAATTATTTCTTGTCCAACTGCAAAATTGTTACCGGGTTGATTTACTGTAGCATTTACATAACTTCCTGCTGATAGCTCTATGTTAAATGTTGCATTAATGCCATCAAAATTTGTTCCAGCTAAATCAGCAGCTGAATCTATATTCACTGCAGTCCCTACGATACTAAAAGTTTCTATTGCTCCATTTACATTTACCGTGTTAACTGTTATTTCGCAATCATTAGCAGGTGCAGCTCCATCTAGCTCTGTTCCTAAGATAGTAATAGTATCAGCCGGCCCAAAATCTTGTGTATTGGCGAAATTTAAAGAATACGTAACGCCAGTTCTGGTAATATCATACGAAGTTAAAATGCCAACACCGGTTGTTGTATACGATGGATTAAGGTAAGTTACTATTGCATCTGGAGCAGTGCCTGCTACACTCACATTTACAACAGAACCATTTAATCCTGTTTGACTTACAGTAAGTATTAAATCATTAGTATTATCGCCATTATTAAATGTTGTTCCACTTATTAAAATCTTGTCGTTTAGTTCGTATCCAAATGAAACATCTGGCGAACTTACACTGACACTATAAATGTTATCTGCATAGCTTACATCAAAAATTGCTCCAGAACCTGAATTATTTTCTACAATTCCTACTACATTTTCAATTGTTGCATTACCGTCAAAAGCTGTTCCTGAAATTGAAATTGTATCTATGCTTCCATTACCAACGACAGTTTCTACATTGATTAACAAATCGTGAACATTTATTAATCCTCCTAATTGGTTTCCAGGCACAAAGAGTCTATTACCTGCGCCGTAATCTTGTCCTGTTGCGACAATTGTAACTGAATAATTTGCTCCAGTTGCTGTAATGTCAAATAAAGCATTAGCTCCTGACGAAATTTCATTCTGAGCGCTAATATTTTCATATAGAGTAGTATAACCAATTAAAGTTGATGTAAGAGGATTGGTCAAAAATAATCTATTACCTACTATACTTTCTACAAATGTTGCTGTACCATCTCCTCTGTCAATTGCTAAATCTTCTATTATTCCGGTAGCATCAATTACTTCAATAAAATCAGATCCTGCAGGCCAATCGCCATCTGCTTGTGCTGATATGTAAGTACCACCGCCTGCACTTGTTGCTTGAACCGATGTTACTTGTGTTCCAGTTGGAAAATCAGTAACTGTTACAGAATCAGTTGGAGATCCAATGTCTGGTGCTACTCCATCAAAAGGTATAAGATTGTTTCCTGCAAGTAGATCTAATTCTAAGGTTATTGTTGCATCAGCTCCTTGACTTAAAATGTCAAACGTTGCATTGCCAATATTTGATCCAGAATAAAATCCTGCCTTCCTTAATTGAGTATAACTTGTTGCTATTACCTGCCCATTTACAGTACCTACTTTAGCCTTAGCATAATATGTAAAACTAGACGAGCTAGGTGTAGTAACAACAGTAAACGATCCTTCTGCTCTTGCAGCTCCTGCAATTGAATCTTCTAATGCTTTAATTGTAAAAGGATCTCCTGGATACAATTGATGCGGACCTACTGTAGTTACAGTTATTAATGATTGACCAATACCAAAAGTTCCTGCACTTGCATCCGTGGTTATGTTTTGGACAGGAGTGTCTGTACCTGGTATTTCATATATTGAAGGATATCCTCTTAATGTTCCTATTGCTGCCCATTTCGTAGGTTGCAATCCGTATTCAAAATCAGCATCTAACATTGATAGAGGATTTGCTACTCTGTTTCTTTCAATAGCATCTGTGCCAAAATTATACGGTCTAGTGGTTAAAATACTTTTACCATTTTCAACTTGTTCTACAAATAGTTGTAAATCATCGTCAGCAGTATGAGACTCTGTATTATAATTTAAAGTTAAAGTTAAAACAAAATCTGTTGTTTGATTAAAAGCTGGAAAATCTCTATCATAATTTTTACTTTTTCTTAGTGTTCCGCCTGCAACAGACGTTCCGAAGTTGTAAATAATTTCATTTTTACTAACATTAGTTATAAGTAAAATTTCTTCTAGATTATACATTCCAGTAAATTTTACTGTTCCGACATCGTTATATTCTTTTGTTGGAGCAGATGCTAATCCATTTTCAATAATTGCTACTGTTGTATTAGTAAGAGTACTAATTCGTGTAAATGCATCATTTTCGCTTGTATAACTTAAATCAATGCTTTGCGGCACCGTGCCTAATCTTGGAAATTCAATATTTAAAAGTATAAAATCATTTAATAACTCACCTATAAAAGCATGAGTGTCAATTTCCGGTAACCGAGTACCATCAACTTGAGCTACATCTTCGTCCCAATAATATTTCACTGTTTCTAAAGTCTGCTCATTGCCTCCGTATCTTAGATCATAAAGGTAAGCATCTAATACATAATTTGCGTCTCGAGTACACTTTTCTGCATTGTACGTATAATTACTTGGCCATGTGATAGCGGTTACTATATCTTCTTGATTATCAATTATTTCAAGGTAGACATCCTGTAATTCAGCTATTGCCCATAATGTTACAACAGGAGGTGTGCGACTAATATTTGATAATACTTGATTAGCTTCTGCAGAAGTTTCTGCACTTAGAACATTTATTGTAATTTCTACTAAAGCATTTAGTACAGATGCTTCTGATGCAGTTGCAACATTTCCACTAACATTTTGTTCAGCTAAATTTCCGTCGCTTGGAGTTACTCCAATTCCTTGTACTATATCTTGTATGATAGTTTGAAAATGTTGATATGCACTTACGGTTTGAATTCGATGAGTCGGATCAATTCCAGGAAAATTTTCGTTAGTATTATAAAAAAAGAATTTTGATTGATCATAAGTTGCAGCGTTTCCTCCATACAAAATATCATAAGCTAATGCTTCGATGGCATATTTTATGTCTCTTGAACATTTATCTACATTATGGTCTGCATTAGGATACGTAAATGCAACGTAGGCATTTATTTCTGCAACAATAAAATCTATGTTATTTAATAATTGATCCTTTGCTGCAGTGCTATTTACTGGTGTAGTAACTCCAGGAGTAATAAAAATAGGTTGTGCAGCATCTCTTCCGTCATTTATAATCTCTATAAGTTGATCAAAAAAAGCATTGATATTATTAACAGCAAGATTACTACTGCTGGTTACATTTAAATTTAAAATAGCATTTCTTGCTCTGTTTATAGTTCTTATTACAGTATTTGATAAATCTAAACTATTTACTTCAGTATAACCTAAAAATCTTGCATTATAATTAGTATTTAATGCAGCGTCATTTGCAGCTCCTTCTATGATGTAATTTATATCTCTTTGGCATTTTTCAACATCCGCTATTTCTTGATTTATATAAGATAAAATTTCTGATAAAATAAAATCCTTATTAAGTAAAAATAGATTCCAGGCATTAGGTAATTTATTATCTAAATAACCTATACCTGGTTTAAAAACATAATTTTTTATAATAGTTTTTGCCATACTTAGATTCCAAATGTTATTGCAAGAGATAATGCTGTGCTATCAACATATAATTTATTAGGTAAACTGTAAATGTTACTGCCTGTAGTTTGAACTGTTCCTTGAGTAAAATTTCCAGTGCTTGGCGTATTTGTTCCTATTGGTGTGTCATTAATCGTCGAATTATCAATACTAGAATTATCTATCGAAGTATTAATTAAAGGTACAGTTGATCCTGTAGAATTCATTACACCAATTGTTCCGTCTTCGTTTTCTAAAGTTAAATTATTTGCTACAAAGATTGTTAGATCTGTTGAACTATCTATCACAACCGGTATAGAATTGTCAAATATAAGATTGCCACCAATTGAAAGATTTTTTTCAACTCCGACGCCTCCGCTTATTAATGCAGCTCCTGTAGTTTTAGACGTAGAATTATCAGTATTGGTTACGGATAAAGAACTAAACAAGCCAATTGGATCTACTACATTAATAACACCATAAAATGTTCTATTGCTATTAGTGTAATATAATACATCAGTGTCAACATTAGTTGGTATTGTTATTGATAAAGTTCCTTCTAGTTTTCCTTGCGCTCCTGATCCAGATGCACCAGTATCATGAGCTAAACTTTGAATGTACTCTGTAAATTGATCTGCTTGTAGTATGTAAAATCCTGTGGTTGTTAATTCTAAGCTTATAAGATATGTTCTTCCTTTTGCTAGTGTGATCGGTGGGTTAGTTTCTACACTATCATTGATTATATAATTTGAATTTTCGTCGTCAGTAATTGAAAAATCAATTAATACTTTAGTTGTATCAATATTTAAAATAATTGAATTTGCACTGATATTTCCATTCTGATCTACAGAAAAATTAGGACTGTTAAATCCATAATCAGAAAAAAACGCTGATTTTAATGCTTTCCGCATAATACCTCCAATGTAAATATTTAGCTAAATTAAGCGGTAATAGGATTTTGTGATTGAAAATATTGTGCAGTAAAAATAAATTTTGCAGAGTAAATTTGAGGTGCTTTTGGTTCTATGCTTACGTCAACATACGACTGATTAACAACCGCTACGACATCTACCAATTCTCTATTAAGAAATGATCTTGCATACACATGAATATTTGCAGTGTTTGTGCTTGCTATAATTAAACATTTTAAAATTTCTCTATTCTCAGTGTTATAATCTACACTTATTGTATATTCAGCAGCTGAAATTTCTCCTATATACCATCTATCAAATGTGTTTTTTGTTCCTACTTGTTTCCATGGTCCTCTATGAGAAAATCCAGCATTATTTTTTATAAGAATTGAATTATTAGCACCAAGATCAAAAAATTTTTTAACAGGATCCATGTCTTACCTCTTTATATGTTATTTATGTATTAGGACATGTGATTAAATAATTAAATTCTGGCAAGTATAAATATTCTAATTCACTTTGTTTTAAAGTCCATATAGCATCTTCAAGTGTTTCAACAAGAGGCTGGCCTCCTAAATTAAAGCTGGTATTAAAAAGAATAGGAGTTTCTGTTTTTTCTTTAAAAAGTTCTATAAGTTCATAAAAATGTAAATTTTGTTCTTTTGTAACTGTTTGAATCCTACATGTTCCATCTACATGAATAATTGATGGAATCTTTTCTGCAACACCGGGTTTACAATTTACTGCATACATCATGCTTGGAGAGTCTGCCATTCCTCGTAAATCAAACCAATCATGTACATCTTCTTGTAAAATAGTTCCTGCAAAGGGTCTAAAATATTCTCTATGTTTAACTCTGTTAACAAAATCTTTTCCGTCTTTGTGTCGTGGATCAAACAATAAACTCCTGTTACCTAGTGCTCTTGGACCATTTTCAGACTTTCCTTGAAAAATAGCAACAATATTTTTATCTAAAATAATATCAATTACTTGTTTTTTAGATATTTCTGTTACATTTACTTCTAACTTTTCTACTATGTTAGTTATTTTTTCGTTTGTGTAAAAATGATCTAAGCCTAAATATAAGTTTGTTTGCTTTTTATATTTGTTAGGATTATTTGACATAATGTTATTAGCCCACAAAGCTGCTCCTATTGCTGTACCGGCATCACTAGAAATAGGTTCTACGTACAAGTTTATATCTAAGTCTTTTATTTCATTTAGATAATAGTAATTAGCAACACAATTGAGTCCATAACCTCCTGACAAAACTACATTTTTATTTCCGCTCAATTTAACCGCTTTTTTAATTAATTTCAGGACCTGTTCTTGCGTTTCAATTTGACAATGATAAGCTAAATCTCTTCTATTGTTTAATGTAGATAATTCTTTATCTGCACTAAATGCTAATTCTGAATTAAGTTTGTCATTTATATCTGCACCATTAGGATATGTAGGAATTATCATATTTCTATTAGACAATGGAATGTCTAAACTATCGTCAAATAATGGAGGAATATTAGGATTCTTTTTACCATATGGAAATAACCCCATAGTTTTTCCGGCTTCTATTGCATCAAAACCGCAATATTGAGTAACAGCTTCGTATACTTTTACAATACCACCTCTATCTGTTACATAGACAGGATATTTATTATTTTTATCACTTTCATCAAGTATACAGTCTGCTCTATGAGGGCCCCTAGAACCTATGTGCTTATAAATACACTTTATTGTATTCGGGTACTCGCAGCAAAACATCGATTCAGTTTCCCAACCACCGTACTCTACACCGTCTGCTTGAAAACGAGATATTGTTCCAGCACCGTCAACAATCAACGCAACAGCATCATTAAATCCAGATCTGTAAAATGCACAAGCAGCATGTAAATTATGATGATACTGACTTGAATCTAAAACTTGCGGATGATTTGGTAACAAGCTTCTATCTCTACTTATCAGTCCAAGTTTCCTTGCTAGCCCTGTATAAACGTCATCGCCTGTAAAATCAATTTTAGGTGTATCAGGTGAATACAATGAATGTGTATGAGCAATAACTAAATAATCTAATCTGTTAGTATAGTCTAATATTTTAACTAAAGAAGCTAGAGGTCCACCGTCGTATTTGTGGCGAGATAGCCTTTCTTCTTCGATTGCAAAAACAATTTCCCCGTTTTTTAACAAACATACTCCGCCGTTATGTCCTCTTGTTAAAGCAGCAACCCAAAAATCTGAATCTGTAACCATATTATTTCTCTATAATTCCTGTTCCAGTTTGTAATTTAAAAGTGTTCTTTTTTTCTATTTGCTCAAATTTTACCACTTTGTTTACATTATTTTCTATATTATGCCATTTAGCAAAATTTGTTTTTATTGATTTAATAATTACATCTTCTATTAAATCATTCATACGCATTATTCCGTCGTTGTTTCTATTACAAACTTCGTCCATAGTAATCCTAATAGGATCGTATATTCTTTTTCCTTCGCCCATATCTTGAATATCAAATTTTTCGTAGTCCGGATAAGAAATATTTTCAGCAAAAGTAGATCCAACAACAACAGTTCCTGGCTTGTTACAAGAATATGCAATATGTTGTCCTACACTGTCGCATCCAAAAAAATAAGATGATTCTTTAATAATAGATGCCCATTGCCTAATATTAAGATCTCTAGGTTGAGCAACAGGTATATTAATTCCTTCTGCTTCAAGATTTAAAGGAAATTCACTCATTAAAATAATGCCAAAATCCTTACCTAATTTTTTAATAAATTCTAAGACATTGTTAAAATCAAAGCTCCTTCCACTACTATCTATGATAAAATTACCATGACTTTGTACACCTCTGCCAAATGGCTGAAATACAATAGTATTTTCTTTTTCTGTTTTTTCGGTTACTTCTTTGATAAGATTTTTACCAATAATAGTTTCATCTGAATTAAAATAGATTGTAGGTTTATCTAATTTTCGTTTACCTTTTTTGTTTATAGCTATATCAAATGCTTCAGATAAATTACATTTTTGATTATAATATTCCCATATTCTGTATGGCTCAGGAGTTTCTATATCTCTATTTTTAATTTTATCAACAAATAAATCCTTGTGCCAATGATCATAAACTTTATTGTGTAGTAAAGGATGACCTTTATAAAAATCTGTTCCTCCTTCACATACAATAATAAAATTATCATCTGTTTCTTCGGCATACTTTTCAAAAGCAGGAATTGAACATATAACTCTTCCTGCTCCACCGTTAATAAAAAACGCTTTGGATCGCATATTACCTTTTTAAAAATTACAATTTATTTATAATTAGAAGATAGAATAAGAGGTTAAAATAGAAATATCTTAACCTCTTATAATGTTAGACAGCAGGTGGTTCGGCAGGTGGTTCGGCAGGCTCTGCAAAAGGCCATTCTGGGAATGGTATTTGCCACGGATCCCGTCCGGCAAATTTTGTAGTAAGATTTCTAAATTCATCTTGGTGAGCTTTTAAAGTTACAATTTCTTCATCTGAATAATTTCCACTTGCTATATCGTTATCAATATTAGAAATATTCATTTGAATTATTTGATTCATCATGTTCCAATCTATGTGTGGTTTTTTCCACGGAAAGGGTTTTACCCATGAACTTGTTGCTTTATTATATGTAATTAATTCAAGCTCATATGTATGATCAACTGGCGTTTGCTCAGGCCTTTCAAAATAAACTGTATCGTCTCCATCTAATTTATATTGTTTCTGCGGCCATAATCCCGAATCATATTCTTGAGGTACTATTAGAGTAGCAATAATTGGTTCTTGTGTAGCATCAACAAGTACCGGATAGTCCTTACCGTTATTTGCATTCAATTCTAATAGTTGAGTTAAGTTACTATCAGTAATATCATCTTTCATATATCCAGCATTTACGTCTATTTTATTAGTTGCTATATCAACAAAAACATAAAATTTATCTGGTCCATTGTATGTAAAAGTACCCGTTAACCCTAAAGTTGAGGTATCTTTTAAATACTCGTCTGGCATACTATATGTAAACTCATGCGAAATCTGTTTTGCCATTATTTTTCCTTATCCTTATCTTAATTATCTATTTATTATGTCCATGTAATTCTTACTAGTCCAGGTGTTCCTGGTGTGCCGCATATACAACCACCGCCACAGATTTGTGCAGCACCTCCTCCGACACCTGGTATATATCCATGCCATCTTACACCACCACCTATGGGTGCGCCAATATATTGGACTACACAACTGGCCCATCCACTAAACCATCTTGAATCATGAGGTCTTGACATCACAACTCCTCCGCATCTATTAATTATTCCGCCTGGATATGGTATAAAGTATTTATTGTAACAACCATTATTGTAACAACGATGCCACAAGCAACCTTTTACCGCAGGAATATTATAATCACCACAAAAAGCAGTTCCTGAATGTCGTTCGCCGCCCCTGTCTTCGCCACCTGTTCGATACATACCACAACATGGAGCATTACAACAAGCACAACCTCCTTCGCCGCCTTGGGCACATAGTGTTAGTTTATAAGGTGTGTAACACAAATCTGCACCGCATACACAGGTCCAACAACCATTACAACCTGATGTACCATTTGTACAATATGCAGACCTTCCAAGTATGATAGCATAACATTGACCAGGTTCTATGCACTGGTATTTCCTTGTATATGCTCCAGAAGCACCAGGTGATCCCCACATACAACAGCAAGCTACAGGACCAGATCCACCGCCTCCCCACACATCAAATGTTGCACGTGATGCGCCAGCTTCTACTATGAAAGACATACAACAAAAATCAGAGTAACTATCATTTGTTGTGACGTGACACGTTACTGCAAATAAGTGCTGTTGACCTTCTGCAGGTTGACTGTATCCATTAAGTTCTGTAGCATCTTTAATATTTAATAAACTTCGCAAACTAGCCATAAAATTCCTTAGCAGTAATCTATTCTTACCATGCCTGGGCCCCAGGCTGTTCCACTCCATGCATGACAACATCCTCCACCACAACTTGTTGCCGGAAGTCCTCCTACACCTGGAAATGGTGAGAAATAACTTCCTCCTACGGTTCCAGTTGCACAAGAAGCCCAATCGTGTATACAAGCATCTCCTTGTGTTCTTACATGGATGTGACCTCCACATTTATTGTGTATTCCACCTGGATAAGGCACACCTAATTTCCACCAACATGAATTATCATTATATCTACAATAAGAATATGTAAATCCAGGTCTACCCCATGCTCCGTCATCTGCTCCATAGAAGAAAGCGCATGGTGTATGATTATTGTACCAGTATCCATATTGATTTCCTGGAACTGCAATTGCACAACAATAACTCATTGCTTGTTGATGTAAAAAACAACAAGCTTTTCCGCCTTGTCCTCCATCTGCACAGAAGTTTATCAATCCATTTCCTTGCACATAGGATGCACAACCTCTGCAACCTAAACATGTAAAAGAACAACAAAGCCCGTTCATTCCTGCACATAGAGTATAACAATCTCCTGGTGTAGCACTTATGGTTACTTTTGCATATGCACCTGATCCACCAGGTGTTCCTTGTTGACAACAACAAGCACCCGGTCCGCCACCACCTGCTCCCCATACATGAAAGGTTACTGTAGATGAGCCGGTAGGCACGCACCATGATGCAATTCTTCCTCTACCGTACGCATCGCAACAACCTATCTCGTAATGACAATAACTAGTGTGAGTCCATTGGCAACCAAAATTTGGTGATGGTATTACTTTTCTTTCCTGTAATTCGGTATAGGTAACCTGATCATGCTTATCTAATAATGTTCTTAACGATGCCATACTATTCCTTGTAACTTACCTTAATCAATCCTGGTCCGCCGTTATTTCCGCAACAGCACCCACCGCCGCAAACTCTAGCGGTTGCTCCGCCTATTCCTACAGCATTCATCTCGCTTCCTCCACCGTGTGCTCCGTCTAAGAACGAACCAACTCTGCATATATCACATGATGCAACAAGGTTGCAATGTGCTCCAACTGCTTTAAAGGATCCATGTTTGTAACCACTCATTGGCGGTAAAGTAAAAATTGTCTTGTAATGGCACCAATTGCCTGTATTTGAACAACTTGCTTCAAGACCACCTGGTTTACCTTCTACTCCCCAGTCTGCTCCAAAATAACAAGCACAATCAGTATCTCTATTAGGATGCCATAATATTCCGCAAGCATTACTTACCGGAAAACAGCCAAAGAAGAAACATAACGAACAACCTGGAGTGCCTCCTTCTGCACAAAAATTACTCAATCCTTGCCCTAATACAAAACTCCTGCAACCTTTATACCCACAAGTTCTTGATGGCGAACAGCAACTCGGAGGAGCAACACAGAAAGTATATTTACAGTTATTTAATGCTCCGTCATAGTTAGTAATTGATTTCCATGCATATGCTCCGGCTCCGCCTGGAGGACCCCATGCACAGCAGCAGGATCCGGCTCCACCGCCTCCACCGCCCCATATTTCAAAAGTAATTTCTTTCATGCAAGATTCAATCTCCCAACAGCACCAACAACCTTCCTCATATACTTCGCAATACCTTTGAGTACAGACTCTGGTAAAAAATAAACTTTGAGTAAGATTATCTAGATGAATTGGAGCACCAATTTCTTTTGTAAATGTACTAGTATCTGCTCTATCTAAAAGTTCTCTCAAACTTGACATATTTTAAGTTCCAATTATAATCCACCCATAAGTAGCACCTGAATACATGATTGTTGTGATACTACTATTCATATCTAAGTCTAAATCTTCATCTAATCCTGCTATCAAAGATCCATTTCTACCTAAAGTAACATTGTTTGTTGCAAAAGCCTTGCCAACATCTATTATTTGAATAGTATCATTAGTAAATAATGATGCATTAGCAGGTAAATTAATTGTAAAAGGACCTAACGCCGAATTAGCTAAAATTCTATCATTAACTTGAGCATTATATCCTGCTGAAATTTCTCTTATAACAGGAGCTGCTGTGCCTGTTGTTGTTATATATCGTCCCATTAAATTTTATCCTTCTTTATTATATTTATACAGTTGAAGTCTCAATTCCAAATGCTACAACAGAAACATTAACTGCTGACGACCTGACTACCAATTTTCTTCCAGCATCTAAAACAATACCAGTTCTTTCTAAAACACCTTTCGCTAAAATTTCGCAATCGTATTCAATATATTCAGCATCATCTGGTGAATCTAATTCTGCTACTGCAAGCCTTACAGCAACTGCAGCATTACCTCTGTTGCAAAAAGAAACTGATGCAACACAAAATGTATCAGTAGGGCATGTATACAGGGTTGTTTCTGTATCTGCGAGTAAATTTGAAATTCCTAATCTTCCGGTAGCCATTTATATCTCCATTAACTTTTTAAGTAGTAATTCATTGCAATAGGTACACCGTCAACACCTTTTGTAAAGTTCATTTTTTGATTTACTACAATTTGATTATTTGTTGTAGTGCTTATACTTGTTCCCACTATTAAAATCTCTCCGGCAGTAATGCTATTTACATTTAATGTTGATGCTCCACCGCCTATTTGTGATGTAATATATGCTTTAATTGCTTTTTGTGTTGGTACAATACTGTCACTATCTGCGGTAAATGTAGCATCTGTACTAAATTCATTAATTACAGCACCTTGTGAACCTAATCCTAATTCTCCAAGTGATAACTCTTGTAATCCGCTTAGGTTAAATGCATCTGCGTTTAGGGTTGCTACACCAGTTGCTTGTTCAACTGAAAATAATTTTCCAACTCTAAAATTTCCATCTTGATCTGTTGAAGTGTAAAATACCCTGCCTCCACCATATTCTACAGTTTCTTTTTCTGGATCTGGCTCTTGTAATGGAAGACCTGGATAATTTGTTGTAGCAAAATTTCCAGTTCCTATGTCTAAGAAATCGTGTCCAGTTAATCTAATTTGACTATATCGTATACGCATTTCTAAGTCTTCGGCATGCTCCGGAGCTTCAGAAATTTCTAAAGCGGGACTGATTTGTAATTGACAACTGAATGGAGCATCTAATCCAAATTGTCCACTTCCTGTAAGTTGTCTAACTGCAACCAGCTTGTAATAGGTATTAAGTAAATTTGCAAATTCAACATTTGATCCGGGTTTTGGTTGATCTGTTAGGTTATTAACCTGTATCAATGCACCTGGTTGATAAAAGTCTGCGTAACCATCTCCGTTAATTTCTACAGTTGCTGTATCATATTCTAAACCACGATTAATCCATGTTGGTTGGGTTAAAATACCACTGCCTATTCTTGCTTCTGTTGGTGCATCACTAGTATTATTAGGGTCTTGTAATGTAACAGTAGGAGGACTTGAGTAACCTGTGCCTGGATCAAAAATTGTTATTCTAATTACCTGTTCAGCTTCAACAATTGCTCTACCTTTTGCTCTAAGTGAATAATCTGCTGGATCTTGATCTGATCCGCTAAAAATTACTAATGGTTCAAGCCAATATACACTTGTTGCATCAAGTAAAGTTTCGATTGCTCTACCAGGAATCATTTGATCCCAACCTGCAGTTCCGTCGCTGGCTTTTATAATATCGGCTAATTTTGTTGTAGGATTATAAGTGTCTATAACTCCATACTGGCCTGCTCCTTTACCGCTTACAATGTAGACTGCAAGTGTGATTAGATTACTTGCTAAACCAGTTTCTGTGTTAGCTAATCTAATTTGGGTTGTATTTCCTTCTTGAGCACTGTTAGTAGCAAAATAATATCCTTCACCGCCAAACTTTCCAGATGAATCGTCTAAATCTAACATTCGTACTTCATAAACACCTTGATTTACAGTGTTAACGCTTCCAATTAACGCTCCGTAACCTGTTCCAGAAACAGTCAGAGTAGTTCCTGATGGCGTGTAATTAACACCTGCATTTAAATATTCTATTGCAATAATATCTTGTCCGCTTGCAATAACACGTTGAACTACTGCTGTAAAGGCTCTGTTGTCAACTTTACCAGTTATTGCAACTTCAGTATTATCTACACCTTCTGATACAGAGCCAAATAACCCATAAGAATTATTACCATTTGTAGCTCTTACTTTTCCGCCTGATTCTGCTAAATAGCCCACATGACAATAATATGTAAATACAGATACCAACTCAGATCTACCTAGGTTTGAAACCCAAAATCCAATTCCGTCGCTAATAATTTGAGTAAAATCGTTTGCAACAATTGAATCATTTCCACCTGCATGAATTTCGCCGTCGACTTTCATACCAGTACATGCATCTCCAAATGTTGTAACATTTTGGATGTACGGACTCCGTGTTAATATCCATGTTCTTTCATCTGTTGGATTAAATCCAGGGTCTAGACTTACAAATGCACCTGCTAATGGACGTTGTGTACCCGACAGTCCTACATCAGTTAATCCAGAAATTTGTGTATTAATCAAATCACCGTCTGATCGTCCGTCTAATCCTTGCAGTGTGCAATTTCTCAGTCCTGATGCATTCCTCATGTAAAACATATCTAATAATTTAGACCCTGTAACAGCATTGACATAGTATTGTGAGGCATTTAAAGTTTTATAATTTCCAACGTATATTAAATCAAATTTAAGTCCATCGATATATTTGTTTACGTCTCTTAAACATAATTCTGAGTTATACGATAATGAGACAGTAAATGACGTACTTGAAGTATCTAGGTTTACTTCTGCTACAGAATCTCTTGACTCGGTAATTTTAAAGTTTGTGCCATCTACAATCGTTAGCACATAGTATTCTAAATCTTCAATAAGTCCGCCGCCGACCGTTCCTGTAAACTTTATTGCTGTACCAATTTGTAACCAAGATGTGTCGCTTATTGTAATTGTATTTTGTCCAGTAGTAGTAGCAGTAACAGTATCTGAAAAAGTAACATCTATGTATGCATCCATTTCTTCAACTAAAAATTTTCTATTTTTTTCTATGTTTTCTGCTGCATATGTGTAATTAGTGTCTGTAATAGGGTAATTTGTACCTGCAACAATAGGTGATAAACCAATATTGTTAATGTAATAGTCAATGTAATCTATGCCACTTTGTACAATAATTTCTGACGCTAAACCTGGTCCGCCAGGTGCATATATTTGAAGTTTTTGTGCAATATAATTTACGGCATCTATCGTTACATCAAGTTGTTCAGCTAAAACTAAATTAGAAGAACTTGTTCCCCTGTAATATGATATTCCTACAAGTATTGATTGATAATTTGTAGATAATGCCATATCATATGCAAGCGCATCTACCATATATCCTGCATCTCTGTAACAAGTGGCCTGATTAAATGCAAGATCGTAATTATTTTTCTTTATGTATGCAACTACTTCTTGCTGTATACTTGTTTTAGCAGAAAGCATATTTGCATGAGCTATCTGAGCTTCTGCACTTGTCCAAGTTATATCTGGGTAGGTTATCCCTGGTAAGCTGTCTAACCCACCAGCTTGGATTGCATCTGATATGACATGTACTCCACTATCTACTGTTCCTGCTTCAGTAAATGATGCCGGTAATCCATTAGTTACCTGTCCAGCATAATTTTCTACAACAATATCAGATACAATATCAGCTAATTGTTCGTATGCAGCTACTGTTTCGTCTATTTCGCCTGCTGGCAAAGAAGATACAGCTCCTACAAAATAGGATTCAGCCATGATGTAAACTGCCCATTCGCAATCGTATTGTACATCATAGCTCAAAGCGTCAACTATGTATGCAACATCTCTTTCGCACTTTGCAACATCATATGTAAACGCACTTGTAAAAGGTGCTATATTACCTGAAATTTGTGCATTGATCCATGTTGTTAATTCATTTACAATAAATGCTTTATTTAATTGTAGCAAAACTCTTGCGTTCAATTTATTTGCGTCAACTCCAGGATCTGTAAAATTTATTGCATCGGCATTTGTTGTTCCGTTATTTAGAATGTCTTTTATTTCTATAGAATTATTTATTATACTATCTATATTTGTTTGAGATCCAACTGTACCTGGAGGACTTTGTAAATATTGTGATTCATTGTTGCCAGTAGTTGGAGTTATTGAAGTATTTGTAATTACATCTGAAATAATAGATTTCATATGAAGTAAAGTTTGTTTGCTATAATAACTATCAGTTGGATGAGTAACTTTTCCTCTAGGAACTATTTTTGTAGATCGTAATTCATCTCCTACAACTGCTGTATTTTCAGGAACAATTATTGGTAAAATTTCTTCAAAAATGCCAGTTTTTACAAAAATTGTATTATTAGGTTTATATTCTTTTGGCAAATTTGTTAAGTTAGTATCGTTTAAAGTTGTTTTTATGATAGAAACAAGATTATCTATTTTTTCTTGCGCATCAAATTCTTTAACAATTGTTGTGTCTTTAAATTGCGTAAAAGAATTAGAAACTTGTACGTAATCAAGGTTGCTAATTATGTATTCAGTTATGAATCTCATAGATTCTAATGCAGCAACTAATTGTTGGTATTCATCGGCTATCTCAGGTATTAATGCTCCTGCTTCGTCAAAATATGATAAAGTTGCAAGTCTTGTTTTTGCATTTCCACCATGGCCCATATCCCAAATAATTGCGTCTAAAATTAAGCCTATATCTCTTCTACAATATGGAATATTTGTATTTGTAAATCCAGCCCAGATTCCAGTACCTTCAGCAATTCTATCATTCACCCATTCTACTACAGCATTTTGAATAAAAGATTTATTTGTTTCTAACAGATATCGTGCATTTGGTAGCAATGGGCCTAAATCAACTTGTTCTGCAGCATACCTTACAGTTTTCCAAGGCTGATTTAATGTTGTACCATATACCGGAGCTGGTAAATCGGTACCTGTTGTTCCTTCTACATAATACACATTATTAATTGTGCCAAGATATTTCCATTCAGGAAATTGTCCTTGATTATCAACTGCTAAAACTTGTCCTACTTCTCCGATTGGTATTCTTGCTGGTCCAACTCCACTGTAATATAGTAAGTCGCCTGAGGTTGTTAAAGTTTTAGCTTCTGTTCCTCCGCCTAATAAATCCCAAAAAGATGCTGCATTACCAAATCCAGTTGTTTGATCTGGTCGATTTTGTTGACTGATTTCATCGGCTGTATGACTTGATATACAAATATAAGAAAAGTTTTGATATGAAACTGCATCACCTGTATCATAATATTGTCCTGATGTCCAATCAGATTTCCAATAAATACCACTGTTTAATCGTAACCATCTTCCTGAATCAGGAGGTCTTACATTTTGATTATCTAATATACAAAGATATGTATAACTACCAATTGTTACAACATCGCCTACAAAGTAATCTTGTAAAGAACTATCTTCTCCCCATTCTCCTCTAAATCTAAAACCTGCGGTAAAAAAATCCCAAACTGCTGCGCTTATAGACGGAGTGTAGTTTTTATTGTTAACTTTTGCAATATAACTATATCCACCAAACGTTACTATATCTCCTGCCTGATAATTCTTTGTGTGTGACCAGCTATCTTCAAATTCTAAACCTTCAACAAACTGTTCAAATACGTCAGTTGTAAAATCTTGAAAACTTGTGTGAGGAATTGTACAAATCCATATACCTCCGCCGTATTTTACTACATCATTTACTTTATACCTTACATTTGTTTCCCAGTCACCTTTATATTCTATACCTTTGTGGAAATATGTCCATTTGTCTTGATCTAATTCTAAACCACTAGCTATTGTATCTGAACTTATATGCCCAGTATTGCACAAATAAATTTGTCCGCCATATTTTACTGCATCGTTAACTTTATATCTCGTAGATGTTGTCCATTGACCCATCCAATAAATACCTGAAACAAATTCTTCCCATTTAGCCTGTTGAACTTCTAAACCTGCAAATTCTGTATCAGTTGATGTGTGTTCTTCTATACATCTATAAGTTATTCCATTGTACTTTGCAAGATCGTTTAGTCTATAAACATAAGTTGTTTGCCAATTGCCTGTATATTCAAAACTTTCTCCATATAAATCCCACTTTTCTGAATCAACAGTCAAGCCGCCACTGTAAATTTCATCTATACTGGTGTGTTCAGTATTTGCTATATAGAGTAACCCATTATATTTTACAATGTCATTTTCACGATATAGAGTTGAAACTTCCCAGTTACCTCTCCATTCTTGTCCTTCTGAAATAGTATTCCAAGAACCAGGTTCGTCTAATGCAAAATCTGAACTTACGTGTCTTGCAACACAGACATATGTATTCCCGCCATTTCTAACAATATCATCTTTAAAATATTCTATCCCAGGCGACCAATTGCCTTTCCATATAAATTTAATTCTACCTAATTTAATTTCAGCCATTTAAAACTCCGAGTCTATGAATATTTATCTGATTTATTATGAAAATATTTGCATTGCTAGATAATGTCCATCAATACCTTTTATGATTGTGCTTTTTGTTCCCATTACGAGCTCTGTGTTATCTATAGTTGTTATAGTATTATTTTCAATTGAAACTTGACTTGCAACGAGTTTGTTTGTTGTGGCATTTGATCCTCCACCTGAAACTCTTGATTGAATGTAAGCCTTAATCGCACGTTGGGTAGGTACAATATTATTTGAATTAGCAATAAAAGTTGGATCTTTGCTAAATTCTCTAATAATTACAGCAGAACCTCCAATTTGTATTCCACCTAAAGCTAATTCACTTAATCCACCTAACTCAAATTGAGATGCGCTAATTGTAACTACACCAGAAGCTTGTTCTACTTTAAACAAATCTCCAACTCTAAAATTTCCATCCTGATCAGTTGATGTGTAGAATACTCTACCTCCTCCATAACCAACGGTTTCATTAAAAGGTTGTCTAGCATTGGTAGAGGTTTGTCCAAAAAGATATAAATCAGGATAATCAGTATCTGGAAAATTTCCAGTTCCGATGTCAAGAAAATCATGTCCGGTCAACCGGACTTGACTATATTTTTCTCGCAATGTTAATTGTGTACCTGTAGCAGGAGATTCAAACTCTTGTATTGACGGAGTTATTCTAAGAGTTGCAGTGAAAGGAGGACCAATTTCTGAATGTTCAATAATTGACGATAAAACGTATTCTCCATAGGTTATACCAGCAATAGTTAAATTAGCTCCTGGACTAATAAGTCTTGTTAAATTTGTTACTTTTAAGGCTGTTCCTGTTTGGAAAATTTCTGCATATCCATTTCCTAAAATTCTTCCTGTGATAGTTACATATCCTTCGCCTCTATTAAGCATTGTTGGTTGCGACAAAACTCCGTCGTTAATGTTAACCTTGTAGCTTGCTTCAATAGTAACTGAATTATCAATAATTGTTAATATAATGTCGTTAGTGTATCCTGAACCAGGATCATAAATTACAATTTCGTCTAATTGCTTATTTACAATAGTTGCTCTTAGTATCGGATCAGCTCCAATTACAGCATTCATCCATAAATTTGCATTAGAATTAATTACTGTAAAAGATCCATCGGCATGCACTGCTCTTTTCCAATCAGAAACTTGACCAAAAGAAAAATTTATTTGACTATTAGACGTGTACCATAAAAGACCATCAGCTGATTTTGCAACTAAATTTGAATCTCCTGTTGCTAAAAATACTCCATTTCCGTATGCAACATACGCAAATGTTCCTCCAGTTAATTTATTGTCAGTATACCAGTTTATTCCGTCAAAGCTTATTGCACTTTCGCCAGTTGATGTAACTATAACAAATCTATTATTACCATATGTAATATCACTACAAGCCGATAACCCAATATTTGAAATTATATTCCATGTTACTCCGTTGTCTAGCGAATATGCAACACTACCAATAGAACCTGTATCAACTGCAATTAAAACTCCGTTGCCATATTTTAACAATCCCCAATATTCTCCATTACTTGGTATAGATTGCATATTCCAGGTATTACCGTCGTCTAAGGATATTGCAACATCACCGGCTACATCTAAAATATAAATATTTGATAATTTATCAGTTGTAACTGCAGACCATCTACCTGTTTGAGGCAAAGTTGTTTCATTCCATGTAATCCCGCCATTTGATAATAGTGTTATATCTGTGGCATTACCTTGATCATTTTCTAATATAGAAATTGTAAAAATATTATTTGTACAGTCTACCCCACTTACTACAAAATTTCCAATTTGATTGCTAGACCACGAAGATCCATCTGTACTGTATCCTACTTCGACAGGGTTGTTTATACCATTTTGAACAGCTACATATGTAAACGAATTATCTTGTTGTTGTACAGTGATATATTCATAATCAAACCCACCTGGTGGTGTGATAGCAAAAAAATTGAAAACAGGTTCAGAAACTGTAATTTTTGGTTCAATATTATATTTTGTTGTATCATCTAATACTGTTTCAATAGGCCATCCTGGCATGAAATGATTCCATCCTGGTGCGCCATCTGTTTCTCTAATTATGGTTGCAATTTGTAAGTCTGCATCATAAGTGTCTATTTCTGCGTATTGGCCCACGCCGAGACCACTTAGAATAACTATTCGTTGACCTACTATTTCTTCTACTGTAAATTCTTCAGCGTTAGATAAAGAAATTTCTGTTGTTGTTCCTGCTCTTGCAAAATTAGGTGACCATGTATAGTTTTGTCCTCCTGGTGTACTTGAGTCAGCAGGGCCAAGTATACGAACATTTGATATAGCTCCTTTTCTAAACTCTTCAAATTTTGCTACTGCGTTTATTCCAGAACCTCCAAATTCTATATTAGCTGATGAGTAATCTTGTCCAGCATGACTGTAAGCTATTGCTATAACAATTTGTTCTGTCGTTCCATATGTAACTGCTTGCCCAAAAATAGCCTGATTACTTATGTTATCAACAACTGCTGTCACAGGAATTTCGTCAACATCAAAACCTTCTGCAACAGATCCATACGTTCCATAGGAATTATTACCATTTGTAGCACGTAAGATTCCTCCATTTGTTGCTAAATAACCTATATGACAGTAATAAGTAAAAACTGATACTAATTCCGATCTTCCTAAATTGTCCGCCCAATATCCAATTCCATTGCTTAATATTTGAGTAAAATCATTTGCAACAATTGAATCGTTTCCTCCTGCATGAAGCGCCCCGTCGATTTTCATTCCAATGCAACCGGTGCCAAATGTTGAAACATTTTGAATATATGGAGATCTAGAAGTAATCCAAACATTTTCATCTGCAGGTCCAAGACCTGGATCTAAACTGACATAAGCTCCAGCAGTAGTTCTGCGAGTCAAAAATTCAGTTGGTGCAGTTAGTTCACCGTTTAATCCTTGCAAAGAAAGATTTCTTAAACCAGATCCATTTCTTACATAAAACATATTTTCTAATTCATATCCTGGTGCAGGTTGTATAGATGTGCTTCGCAGCTCATCACCAACTATTGCACATCTTGCAGGAATACTAATAGGTAATATTTCTTGATATACACCTGATTTGACAAAAATTGTATAGTTTTTTGTGTCATCATAATCATTCATTATATAATCACATGCAAATTTTATTGTTGCAAATGCAGAATCTATTGTCCTTCCGCCACCGTCTCGGTCTATTCCTTCCATACTAACAAAATAAACTTCAGGAACCGTTTCGTATTCTTTCCAAATTGGAAAATTATTTTGAGTAGTTAAGACACTACCTAAAGATCCAATGGGGAGTCTTTGTATATCAGTGTCGTCGTGTACCAGGATATCACCTTCTGCAGTAAGAACATTGTCAGATGATCCTTGTATAAAAATTTCCCAATAATTTTCAGCAGTGTAATCTTTATCTAGATCGGGCCGACTGCCTGAATCATAAGAGTAATGTTCTCGAATACATAGATATGCAGTACCAGCATATAAAACTATATCATCTTCAAAGTATAGAACATCATCATTCCATTCTGCTCTAAACCTTTTTCCTGGCACTAAAATTTGCCATATTGCTTCGTCAGTTCCTGGTCTAATATCAGTTAATGCATCTCTTCTTGCAATGTATAAATTTCCACCATAGTTAATTACATCACCCGATTTATAAACAATTCCTTCTTGAAACTCTCCTTGATGATTATAACCTCTTATTAATAATTCCCAATCAAGATTACTACCATCTAAAGATAAATTAGGGTTGCTATTACGATTATTTTTTAAAGCGGTGTAACTATATCCACCATATACAACTATATCACCTATTTGGTAAAGAGTTACATTATTCCAATAATTATCAAATTCTAATCCAGGTAAATATATCTGCCAATTTAAATCATCAAGTAAAAAATCTTCATTAGATGTATGATAAATGATACACACGTACAAAGAAGCTCCAAATTTCACTATATCATTTGCTTTGTATCGTATTCCAGATTGCCATTCACCTTTAAACGTAATGCCATTAACAACAACTTCCCATTTTTCTAAATCTAATTCAAGACCTATTCTATCAATACTTGCACTTGTATGTCCTTCAATACACCTGTAAATTATACCGCCATAACGCACGAGGTCATTAATTTTATATAAAGTATTAATAATCCAATTGTTTGTCCATTTATCAGATAAAATTATTTTATCCCACAGCTCAATATTTGCACTAATACCTGTTACGTCTCCTGAAGAAATATGATTCTGATTGCAAATATAAATGTTACCGCCATTTTTTACAACATCATTTGTGAAATATTGCCGTTGCCCTGACCATTCTCCTTCAAATTTTACAGTTTTTTGATATAATTGCCAATATAAGTACGAATCTATCTCATAAATAGTATCTTCAGTAGGTGGTGACGTATGACCTTGTATTGCTTGGTATAATATACCATTGTATTTTACAATATTTCCTTCTGCATAATTAGTTTCTCCTGTCCAGTCACCCTTCCATATTTTTCCGTCAAATATTTTATCCCAATATGAACTGTATTTAGAATTTATTTTACCACCCATGTCAATTTGATTGTGACTGTAGTAATATAAAGTATTAGGTGCTGTTTGAGGAACAGTAAAGTGCAGTTCTCTTGTTGTGGCTGTAGCAAAATTATCAGTATATTCGTTAACTGTGACTTCTACATCGTCTAAATAATATTTTACACCTTCACCGTATACTCCTCCGCCGCTTCTTGTACCATTTTCAATCGTACTAATTAATAAAGGACTTGGCGTAGTATTGTATTCTATGTTTGTTGCATCATTTTGTTTAAATATATATGTTCTACCTTTTAACAAAGTAAACACTGGATTTTCAGCAAAATCAAGATAGAAATGTCCTTGCCGCTGATTATCAAAAGTATCAGCACCTACTGTAACAACTACATTTTGATCTACAAATTCTGCATCTTTATCTGCATAAAAGTTGGTACTTGATGTATGTGCTGTTAGACAAGCATACGCTTTTCCTTCATAATACACTATATCATCTTTTGCAAAACTTACAAGAGGATTCCATGTTCCTCGCCAATTGTATTTTAATCTATCTAAATTAAAATTTGCCATAGTTTACTTTTCCTGTGCTTAACCATCTGTTCTTAAAACAAATTCTCCGTCTTCGTTTATTGTGTAAGTAAGACTTCTACCATCCCAACGAAATTGTTCGTAGTTTAAATTTTCATATATTAATTCATGAAATTGATCTCTTCCTTCAAAAAAGTCTTGTCCTTCAGTAAAATTTGGAAAATTTTCAGATGTGTTTCCTGGTAAATTAATTACTAAAACTTCGTCTACAAGTTGATCGTACTTTCCTAAAAATATTTCTCCGTCGTCATTTCTTCTAATGCCATAAAAATAACGTTTTGAAAAGCTATTGATTAAATCTGCTGGTGTAATTCCTATATAATGACTCATTCTATTATCTCTGCATAACTTACTATTGCATCAATTGATTCTTCATGAATTGCTGACACTCTTAAAATATTATTATAATTTAAAACTAATTTTTCCCCAGTTGAAACTGCACGTAAACTCGAATTAAATGGTACAACTGTGTTTTTTAAATAATAAGTAGTCACACCGTTATCTTCAAGAGTTATATCAATGTAATTTATTCTATCAATTAAATTAGTTAAACTAATGCCTATTATAGTAATTTTTATTGAATTATCTGTTTGGCAAATAATGGTAGGACTTGTTCCTATATTTTTAACAACCTGATTTTTTACTTGTGTTGGCATAATATTTCCTATAAACTATTTATCGGAAAAAATGTTAATTAAATCTTATATGCCTAAACGAGTTTTATTATCTTTATACAAATCTTTATGAATTTGATACATTTCTTCTAAGAAATTGTGTAAATGTTTAACATTAGGAGTTTTTCCTTGCTGTAGTAATTCGTCGCAACTTTTAATATAATTAAAAACATAAAATTTAGCAGTCATAGGATGAATACCCCATTGTTCTAAATGTCCAAATGTTCCACGAGTAATAACTCCATGTTGGCTAACATCTTGGACAGCTTGTTTAAATGCTGTTTTAATATGATCTTCTATACTTGCTCTGTCCATATCATCGTCGGTTATCACATCAGGTATGTTAAATGTTTCTTTCATTCTAATTGCTGCATTATTATAATGCGATATTTCAGACATTGCATTTTGAACATATCCTTCTAATTTTATATAATCAGTTTGATGTTTTAATAGTTTTACTTCTTCTAATTTTGTCAAACTATTTTTTATATTTAATTTATCAATTTTAATTTTAAGTTTTTGTAGATTAAAAAAACTGTCTAACGCTCCTTCTAAACGACTGTTCATTTGACTAAAACATTGTTTATACCAAATTAGAACACTATCTCCACTAAAAAGTAAATTTCCTATTTCTAATTCATGTTTAGTTTGCGGTGTGCCTATAGTCCTTTTCATAAGCTCAACTTTGTTGAGCATAGGAGCTAATGATTCTTGTAATTGTTCTAAATTTTTTTCTAAATTTTCTAGTTTAAATTTTTTCTTTTCTATTAAATCCATATCACCTTTATACGCCTGGTCCTCTTGCTTTTGCTCCTGATGTAACACTTGTTGTTCCAAAATATGTCACAGTTCCACCTGAACTTATACTAAATTTTTGCCATCCACTTGCTGAACCTCCGTGAAAACACTGATCATCTCTATCAGAAACATTAACACCACTATCAATACCTGTAATACCTAACCAATTATTCGTTTGAGAGTTAGTTGCAAAAGCATACCTATTAATCTGTCCTAAATGATTATAAGGATTGTTTCCATAATTCCCACTTACACAATTATATGTGTCATTGCCAGCTGCTTGCATCACATACATCACACTCGGGAGTCCTGGACCGCTAGTAACACTACAAGAACTCATCGTCGTCCTCCATGTTGCACTTGTTCTAAAACTATTATTATCTCCTGCTCCTGCTTGTATGTAATCAATAAAATCACTTGAACAAAAACTGTGCCTTGTTCCTGTTACTGTACCTTGTCCACATAATGCTGAGCTGGCACTTGCGTAATCCTGCTTAGATTGTTGTCTAGTATTACTGCTTCCATTCCAACCTCCGTAATACATTAGTTGAGTCTCATTTCCGTCTGCCATGCCATAAGCATGGGTATAGGTTGTATTACCCCATACAACAGCGTTAGATGTAGTAGATAAATCTTTTTTATCACTATTAGTTGTATTTGCTCCAGTGAAACATGAAACTATCATGTAGTAACCGTTAGTTCCGCCACAACCTCCACCGCTGTTTGTTGTTGTTAATGCTCCTGCTGTGACTTCATTGCTCATTGACGAAAATGATCTCTTATGGAAATCTTGTGTGTAAAATCCTCCTTGCAACCATGCATTTGCAGTTGTGTTAGGCATAATTGATGTATCGTTGATTAATACCGATACAGTATTCACACCCCAAGCGGACTGAACTCCAGTTTGATCTACTGATCCAAGTGTTACATTAAATGTTTCTGTGTTTTCGTCGGTTTGATCTGCTCGTATTCTTAGAATTATTTTTGCTTGAAATGTTGTAGGATGGAATGGTATATACGATGTATCTAATCTGTATACACCTCCAGCAAATACTCCTTGCGTTCCTAATGCAGCATAAGCTCTATATTTATAATTTACAGCATCTATCGCAACTGTGCCGCCTGTTGCGAAATTCCAAGCAATTTCGCCAGCATCAAATAAAGGCATATTTTCAGAAATTGTACTATCACTAATAGTTGCTGAGAATGATTTAACAGTTGTGCCGACACTATCAACTAATCGCCATTCATATGTAGAATTACCTAAATCTACAAATTGTGCATATGTTCCTTCACTTTCTGTTAAATCATAATAAACAGTAGGAAACACTTCAAAATCGTCATAAACTAATCCATCTGCTGTGTTACCAGTTCCGGGAGCATTTTGAACCCAAGATCCCGTTATTTGAAATTTATTGATTCCGGATGCGGTTGTATTGTGAGGAAATGTACCTGTTATTTCTATTGCAGAGCCTTCGTCAACGTTATCAGTAGTTATACTAACCGACGCACCTTCTTTTCCATGGAATGTATTCGCTAATTGCATACGTGTTCCAGGAGTTTGGAATACATATGCAGCAAAGGATGATGTAGAATATGGAGGAGATGCTCCAAATGATGTTGCTATATCAGCAAAGCTTATCCTTCCAGATGTAGGTAATGTCATTTGTTCTGCCTTATGTTATTGGTGCTGTTTCAAATGCAACTACATCATTTAACGCTGAAAATTGTCCATTTGTAGTAAGTCTTGCTACAACTGAACCTTGATACGAAAACAAAAGATCATTATTTCCATTTACAGATAATGTCCAATTTAATGCTGATAAAGGATTTGTTGTAACAGTAATTTGTCCATTTACATCTGATGTCAAAATGCCTTTGGTTGCACCAGTTGGAAGGTTAAAAGCACCTAAGAAAC